TAACGAAGTCGAACTCATTTGTATTGTCCACAAAAGTTTTAATCTCGTCAACAAAACGACCGTAAGTGTCCTGATATTTCTTCGCCTCTTCCTGCTTCACAAGCTCTGCTCGCTCCGCTTTCATCGAATCAATCTCATCGCGAAGGCGCTTCATTTCCCCGGCCATCTTCTGCTCGGGGGTAATCTCGCCATCTTGTAGGACTTGTCGGCTAAGGGCTTCGTAGTCTAGCCCTAGTTTCTGCATGACTTCGTAAGGATTCTCACGTGCAAGTCTTTGTAGGTCATCAAACGATGAGACCGTACTTTTGCGTGCATCTAGCTCCTGCTGAACACGCTTCATTTCGTCGCGCTCTTGGCGCAACTTCTTTTGCTCGCGAGCTAGTTGGGCAAATCGCCTGCTGAATGGGTCGGGCGCTGGTTCGGGCGGAGTTCCTGCATCGCTGCTCTCCACTCCATCGTTATTATCATCCGCTCCAGTTGTTTCATGTGGAACGTCTCCTCCTCCAGGGGATCCTCCAGCATCTCCTCCAGAAGATTCTCCCATATCAGGAACTGATTGAACCTCTTCTGCAACTGCACCTTCCTCAGTCATACTCTCTCCTTAAACTGGCACACCTTCTTGCGTGGCACCAGTTACTTGTGGGGCTGGCAATTCTGCTTCTGCCAGCGCATCAATGGCCTCCTTCGGCGGTGTTGCCGTAGGCGTTAGTTCGGTAGGAGCGGGACCACCGGGTACTGGGGTTGGCCCTCCTGGCATGGCAGCGACAGGCGGCTCCGGTGGCTGGAGAAGCTGAAAGCAACTCTGCATATATTGACGCATCATGGCTAAACGATCTTCCGGGGCACCGTTTATCTTGGCCTCAATATAAGCCCGCTGAAAGAACTGTAGGTGAAGTTGGAGATTACTGAAAGGCTCAGGTGGGTGATATTTACCCTTCTCCAATATCTCTTCGACCAACATCTCAGCTTCATCTAGTGGTGCTGTAGCCAAGCGATTGTATTGCTCAATATCAGGGAAATCCAGAAGACTACGAGTCTCCGCCTTATCAAGCAAACCTGCCTGAGACATTTCAATGACTGTCTGTAGGCGTGCGGCTGGCGTGGTCGGGAGAAGACTCGCCGGATAAACTTTCATCCGATACTGGTCTTCACGCAGTTTAATTTCCGACCACTTTATCTTCTCTATGTCTTTATCGCCATACGAAATAACTTCGTAAGTTTTGCCTTGCTCGGATACGTCTTTAGCTAGGTCAATCATCTGACGCGCAACCTCTAGGAATGCCGCCTCATATGCTTGGCCAACAATGACAAAGCGCTCAGTCTCAATGTCGCTGTACTCGCGCAGTGCAACACCAGACTCTAAGCCTGCTGGCTTGAGGCTCGTCGCAGACAATTGGCTGATGCCAGAGATTTCATAAGCGCGATTGTAAAGTCGGTCGAGGTGACTGAATACCTCACCCGCTACAGTCTGGGGTACGAAGAAACGCGGTGGCTGACCTTCGTATTCGATGATGCCCCAGGTCTGGTTGTTAATCTGCTCTTTAGCTACCTGTGAGCCACGCTCTAAGAACACCTTCGGTGTCGCAAGATTCATCTGCTCCTGGATGTTGAGGAGAAGTTGATTGATCTCTGCCTGGATGCCACGGAGTTGCTCAGCCAGACCTTGGCCATAGAAGCCCAGCATACGGCGTGACCATCGAAGGGTGACAAACGGGAAGTAGTCCTTCTCATACTTCTCGTCGAATAGCGTCGCATTGTCGATGCAGATAACGTGTCGGCCATCGTCACCACCAGAGACAGACGGGATATGCCAAGCCTCGATAACCTCAATCATGTCACCGGTATTATAGCTACGGTCCTCTGGGTCGCATGGCGCTGCTGCAGCCACCTCTTCTTGGTGGTTCGGGAACAGTCCTGCCACTACTTCACGAGGCATGACCTTGCGCTGGAACATAGAGCGAGGATCACCATAGCGAGCCTCATACTCATCAACGATAATTTCACTAGGGAAGACGCGCTCAACCTTGACCTGATTGTCTTCAATAAACACCTTAAGAACGCCGGTCCCAAACACGCAGCTATCAAGGAAGATTCGCTGCATGACGTTGTAAAGGTCGACCTGGTAGAACATCCCATCGACAAACTTAGTCAGCAGCTTAGCCTTACGCTTCAGGCTGAAGTCGCCACCACTTGTTAAGAAGATTGGGCGCGGTCTCGTTTTGGCAATCTTAGCCGTGACCGTATTACAGCACGACGCGATGACGTTGAAGGTAACGCGGTCATCGTCGAAAAGCGTGCCAGTCTTGTATCCTGCGGGGTTTAGCGCGTTATTGTAGTAGTTCTCAAATAGGGACAGATGCAAAATATCGTGGTCCGCACGTGTCTCAATTCGATCTTTAAGGTTTTCGAGAAGTGAGTAAATCAACTCCTGCGGGTTGTCCTCTTCAGATTCCCACCAAAACTTTTGGTCCATGTACGCGCTCTTGCCTATCATTGCAGCCTCTCAATCGATGTGCCTGCAGCCCACCATCTATCTGATTCGTTACGGTCGAGATTTTTTGCTGACTCAGCCCAATGCTTGTCCTCAATCATCTCCCAGTACTCTGGAGTACCATACTTAGGAGGCTCTATCGGGGCCTCGTATCTATAGTGCCTGCACTCTCGCCAGGCGTAAAGCGCAGCATCGGCAAGGTGGTTCTCGAAACGTGCGTCCTCTTTGCGGTGGTCTTCATCCCACTGAAGATTCTGCCACTCGTCTAAAATGTCAGACCCTTGTACTACCTTGAGGATGCCATCGGCCAAGTCCGAGTTCATCATATCGATGTAGCTCATCTTCTTGGTTTTTTCCGCCGGGTAAATAGGGAGCCCGTAGCGAACCTTAAACTCTTCAACAATAGACTTACCCAATCCACCTGTGTCGGCGACGATTCTGGTGAAGTCGTACTCGTCGGCAAGATCACCGATTCGCTCTGCAATGTCGGTGGGCAGCATCTTGGATTGCTTTTGGCAGTCGACGATGAAGACATACGGTAGGTCTCGACTATAAGCCATGACGACGAAGGCAGTTGCATCGTGGTATCCAAGGTCGACCCCAAGGATGTATTCGAAATCATGGTCGTCGGGGAGGCCGTCAACAATGTTGTGGCTGTGATATCGGTACACAAGCGAATCGTCTGACCTAACCCAACGTCCGCACCACTCTCTGAGGTATACTGGATTGTCATCTCCCCAGCCTTTGGACTCGCGCTTCTTGTCGAGATACTCTCCAGCGTGTGGGATGTATGAGTTTTCGAGAATGGTCCAGTGATGCTGACTGAATCCGGGCCGAAGTCCTGTCGATGCTTCATAGAAAAACCCACTACACGCCGCAGTGGGCGTACCAATCATTGCCAAGGTGCCATCGCAGTCAATTAGCGCCGGTTCCAAGACTTCTTCGACCAGTGCATCAATGTGGCGACCAAAAGACCCGGCCTCATCGAGAATAACCAACTGATATTTAAGGCCACGTAGCTTATCAATGTCAGCTTCATCATTAGCACCAGTAAGAATAAGCTGACTGTGATTTGGAAAAGTCGCAGTCAATTCCGAGTTGTTGAAGTGAATATTTAGGTAATATTTGCGGTTTGCACGCTGCAATTCGGCCCACATGAGCTTCTTTGCGCTCGAACGAGTCAATGCGATGTATGCGCACGTCGATTCCGCAAATTTCATGCATGTTTCAATGAGATAGTAGCAAGATGCATAAGTCTTACCCGCTCGACGACTGCAAAGAGCCGTTTTCAGGCGCGATTCGTCGGTAATATATTCCATTTGCTGCGGTAAGAGGTGCTTATGCCAAGCAAATGAGCGATTTTCGGCATCTGGGTTCTCATCCCGTAACTCGGACAGGTCACCATGCCGTTTTAGGTACTCTTTTAGTACCTGACGCGCATCATACTGCTTGTTTTGCTGGCTCATCGGCTACCGCCTTGATTTTTGGTTTTCGACCCCGTTTTGGGGTCTCTTTTGGGGCCATATCAGCAGAATTTAGCGGCCCCATCCATGAGATGTTAGCCACGGGGACAAAACGAGGGTCTGAGTCGCCTAATTTAACCGAAATCCAGTTACCCATAAGCTCAAGTTTGAATTGAGGGTTTGTAGTGACGTCGATAAAGCGCTGATTGAATACCGGGCGGGCATTGTCGCTAATCATGATACATTTGAGCTTAACTGACTGCATTGAGTTCTCCATTGTAGAGTTTGTTGACCTGCTCTAGTCCGCCTTCATGGCAGAGATGCGGGACA